CTTGAAGCTCGTGATCCGAAGGGAACTGCGCTGAGCGGCGCGGCGAGGGCGGCGCCGGTTCTGTGCGGACTTGAAAAGATGGTCGGAGTGAGAGGATTCGAACCTCCGACCCCTAGCTCCCGAAGCAGGCGGATAAGGACTGGAATCAAGGCGCTGGGTGTAAACGAGCGGGCCGACAGTGCCTTGAAAGAATTGATGCGGGCAGGTGGGCTGTAAACGGATTCAGGCGGCTTTCCGGCGCCGCGCCGGAGTGATCGCGCGGGCGGCGGCGGCGCGGGCGAGCTGGGCCGGGCTGGCGTAGATGGCGCGCATCGCGGCGCCTTCGCCGGGCGCCCATCCCATCCGGATTTCCATGTCGATATCGCTGGCGCCGCTGGCATAGCCGAACGTGATATAGGTTCCCCGGAAATCGTGCAGGTGCTTGGCGCCGAGTTCTTCCGCCTGCGATTCCAGAGCCGCGCGGTGCGCGGTGCCGGCGGACTCGAGGGCGGCCTTGCGCAGGGCCTTCACCGTCCGCGCGCGGAGTGCCTCGAAGGCCTTGTAGAGGCGCCGGCCGTCCGGCCATGCGGTGCCATCGTCACGCCGGCAGACGGCGTCCTGCGGCGCGCCCCGCTTGCCGAGTGCGGCCTTCAGATCAGCGGTGAGCGGCGGGCAGGCGTGGCGCTTGCCGCCGCTCTTGTTGGTCGGCCGCACAAGGTGCCCGGCCGTATAGTCGATCTCGGCCCATATCAGCTCGACCAGGTCGGCGCGGCGCAGGCCGGTGTGCAAGAGGATGTTCAGCAGGCGCGCGAAGGCGGGCGTTGCGTGTTCGCACAGCGCCGCCATGTCGCCGGCCGTGATCAGGATGCCCGCGCGGCCGGGGCCTTCATCCAGATGCGCAATCCCGCGCGCCGCGTTGCGTGTGAGGCGCTCCTCGTCCACGCCCCATTCGAGGATGCGGCCGAGCACCTGCAGGTGGATGTTGGCGGCGCGCGGTGTGTCCGCCATGCCCGCATGCCAGAGCTTGATCCGTGCACGGATGCCTTTCGCTTCCATGGCCTTCAGGCTGGTCGGGCCAAACGTCGCGACCGTCCTGTCGATCGCGGGGCGCCATAACGCCTGAGTCGACGGGGCGAGCTTCAGGAAGGCCGGACTGGCCTTGAAGGCGGCGGCGAGGCCTTCAAAGGTCGTGGCGGAAGGTTTGGGGTAAGCTGTATCTGCCCATGCGGCGGCCAGGGCGGGCGCGCCTGCGGCTTCTGAATCGAAGGCGTCTGCGTCACTGGCGCCGGTGAAGGCGGCGATCTGCGGGCCGCCGCGCCATGCGTACCAGAATATCCGTGTTCCGGTGTCGGAGCGTTTAACGACGCGGTGAGCGCCCGGCAGGCGCACCGGCGCCGGCCGCGAGGCGTGCGTCGAGTTCGGCGAGTTCCTGCGCGATGCGCTCATCCGGATTGTCCTGATCGTTGGCGGCGGCAGTGGACAAAAGCAACGGCGCGCCCCCGCCGTCAAGGGCCGCATCGATCCGGGCACGGTCAAACCGCAAGGGGCGCAGCGTGTGCGGCGCGACCTGCAGGGTGCGCGGGTCGAGGCCCGCCAGATACTGGCGGGCCTGTTTCAGGGTGAGCAGCCGGGGCGTCACTTCCAGAGCCCGCATTCGGCGATCACGTCTTTCGTGGTGCTCTCGCTGCCGACGAACACCGGCGGCATGCCGCTGCCCATGATCGACAGGTAGACCACGCCGCCGGCGGCGATCACCTCGGCCAGCTCCGCAGCGTCGAGCTGCACCGGCGTGACGAGGAAACCGCGATTGCGGAACACGCGCACCGGGATCACGTCATCCCGGCCCGGCGGGGCGAGGAAGGTCATGTTGGCATGCGGCCAATCCTGAACCGGCGCGCCCATCAGCCCGGCCCCGCTGCGAGCATTGCGGCGACCGCCTGTTCGGCGCCCTGTTCGTGCAGGAAGCGGGCTTCCGGCGGCACATAGTCCGGCGGGATATAGTCCGGCAGGGTGGAGACGAGGAAGGCCTTGTTGGCGCTGAGCGCCTTGCCGGCGGCGTTCATGGGGCCGACGGCGCCGCTGTCATAGGCGAGGGCCATCAGTTGGGAGGTCGTGTAGCCCTTCAGCCAGTCGCCGGTGCACAGTCCGCGTACGGACTCCGGATCGGCCGGGAAGATCACCATCGCCTCGGCCTTGGCGCCGGGCCGCGCGCTGGCATGGCCATCCACGCAGAGCCGGGCGATCGCGGCGCGGAACACCGCCGCGAGGTCGTCCGGCGTCAGGGCGCAGAGGCTGTGCATGGCGAGATAGGGATCATCGCCGTTGATCTCGCCGACTTCGGTGAAGCCCGGCAGGCCCTTGAGGATTTCCGGAGAGGGCACGGGCGCGGCGGCGCTGGCCAGCTTCGAGGCTTCGGCGGCATCACCGTTCGGCGCGTCCGTGCGGATGGCGCAGAGCGGGGTGAACCAGCCATCGCGCGGCAGGATGGCCATCAGGGCGGCGGCGAGGGCGAAGTTCATATTGGCGTTCACGGCGCTGCGGACAGCGGCGGTGCGCGCCGCCGCGCCGGCGATCCAGTTGCGGCGGGCGAGGGGCTGAACGCCAGCCGCTTCGGCGCCGGCCTTGCCCTTCGCTTCGGCCTTCGTGGCGGCATGGCGATTGAAGGCCGGGGCGAGGAAGCCGGTTTCGAGATTGCGCGCATTGCAGAACCAGCGCACGCCGCAGAGTTTCATGTCCGTGCCCTTCGGGGCTTTCTGCCAGCCATCGGTGAGGCCGTAGGTGTAACTGACTTCGGCGGTCGCGAGTCCGCAGCCGAACTTCTCCTTCAGGCGCTTCGCCTCGGCCTCGGCCCAGTCGCGCTGCAGCTTGGCGGCGAGACCCTTGTTCGCCAGCCGGTCCGGCGCGCCGTCCTCGCCGGGGACGAGGACGCCGCCGGCGGCGGCATAGGCCTCAAGATCGAACTTCGCCGCCCTGGCTTCGGGCGCGTCCATCTCGATCCAGCGGCGCAGCTCGGCCGGATCGGTGGTGTCCTCGATCTCTTCGCAGATATCGTCCTGGATGTCGTGCGGCCAGCGGGCCAGCTCGATGGCGACCTTCCGGGAGCGGACGAGTCCTTCCCGCCACGCGGCCTTGACCTTCGGGCTGAGATTGGCGGCGCATTGCAGGTAGAACTGGATATTCCGCATGGTCTGGCCGGTGCGCTCGGCGATCATCCGCGTCACGGCGCCGTCATCCTGCAGCTCGGCGCGGCGGATCTCCGCGAGGCGGGCATAGGCCTCGGCCTGCTCGAGCGGGTGGACGTCCTCACGCGCCTGGTTCTCGAGGATCGCCAGCTCGATATGCTCGGCGTCGTCCACCGGCAGGATGCGGGCGAGGACCGGCGTGTCGGCCGGCAGGTCGCCGCGTTTGATCAGCAGGCCGAGCGCCGTCCAGCGCTGCTCGCCATATATTATCTGATACCTTGCGGTATCATTGCTCGGCGCGTTTCCGGAGGCTGCGCCTCCGGGCGCCTGCGCCTTCGCCTTGCTCGTGCGGCCCTTCGGCCCGGGGGCCGCCGCGACCGGATCAACGATCCGCACGCTGATGTTCTGCAGCTGGCCTTTCGCCAGCAGGCTTTCGGCGAGTTCCTCGAGATAGCCCTCGCGCACCGTCTTGCGCGGATTGAGCGGGGAGGGGGCGATCTGGTTGTGCGGGATGGTGATGACCTCGGCGGTGATTCGGGGCGCGGGCGCAGCGGTCTCAGGCTTTGCCATGGCGCGCTTGGCGCGCGCCGCGCTGGCTTTCGCGCGATTGATCACGGGGTCGGGCTTCTTCGGCGCAGCCTTGGCAGCAGGTTTCTTCGGAGCGGGTTTCGTCTTGGCGGCGGGCATGCGCTTCATCCTTGTGTCGGCGGGGAAATGCCCGCCCGGCAAGGGGAACAAGCCGGGCGGGCCGTGGGGACACGCGCGCGGGCGCTGGGTGGGGGACGCCGCCGGCGCGCGGAACCGGACGAACCCGGTTCGCGGAGAGCAATGCATTGAACGCATATATTCGTCAATCAATTAAATGAGACAAACGCATATCCCGCCCGGAGCCGCATTTGCTTATGCGCGGCCAAAAGCGCGCTGAGCGACTATCTGCGCCATTAAGTGCGGCAGTGGGCGAGTTCTGCGGGAGGTTTTCGCTTGCGCGGCGAGCCCAATCTCGCTTCGATTGCGTCAAGAAGACGAGGCGAATCGGGGGCCGACAATGAACTTCAAGATCCACGCAGGGCAGATTAAAGAGCGTGCCGCATTCGTTAAGGTGAAGCATCTCGAGAAGGAAACGCAATCACGACAGTTGTTCGTGGCGCCTGGCAGGGCGGTTCACACATATATCGACAGCTGGGGTAATCAGAATGTTTTCCTTATCGCGGCAACGATCGAAAAGGCCGAAATCATTACAGAGGACAACAAGGTGAACTTCATCGGCGCGGCCGGATGGGGCGTCGTCGGCGGGGTATTGACGGGCGGGCTAGGATTTCTGGCCGGCGCTTTGTTGGGTGGCCGAGGAAAGGAGACCTTCTGTGCGCTGAAGTTCAGCGATGGCACTCAGATGGTCGTTTCCGGCAAGCCCAAGGATGTTGTGAAACTACTGCACTAGGAGTTGGGCAAGTTCTCTTGAAGCACCTTGAGCTGCGAAAGCAGGATGGTCTTGTGGACCGGGTTTTTGCGCAGCGCGAGGATAAGGGCCCGCTCTTCGTCCGAAAGCCCGTCGCCGCCTTCGACCAGGTGCCCTAGCGCGCAGCCGTAGAGTTCGGCTAATGCGAGCAGCTCTGACAGTCTGGGCTCTGCCTCTCCGCGTTCCCATCGCGCGATCGCGGACTGGTCCTTATGCAGCCGCTCGGCAACGTCAGTCTGAGAAAGCTTCTTCTTCTTCCTTAGCTTGCGCATCAGGAGAAATTGCGGCTCGTCATCATCGCCATCAGTGCGTCTGGCTTTTTTGCTCATGCAGCATTTTGCACCGTCGGCACTTAAAGCGTGACGACACTTAAAGCATAAAATGCGTGTTTCTTCTTGATCAACGCTGCGAATCACCCTTTGTCATTATGCGATCAACGCATATTTGGCAAAGGTTATTCAGATGACGCGCCTTGAGGCCTATCGCAAACTCAAAGGACTGACGCTCGCCCAGCTGGGCGCGGCCATTGGCCGGACCCAACCGCAGGCCGGACGCTACTGCAAGCCGCGATCTGCGCCGGGGCACAACGTGCCGCAATGGCGAGTCGGCGAGACGATCAAGAAGCTCACGCACGGTGTCATCGATCTCGGAAACTATGCCGATGAAATCGAAGCTGACGAGGCCGCCCTCATGATAGCGGAAATCGAACGCCGCGCAGCTGCCGCAGGGGCGCGGTCATGACGGACGCCGCGCTGATCGCCTTTTTCTCCGCCTGCACCTGGCTCGGCTTCGGGCTGCTGCGCGCCCGGCGCGAAGCGGCGCTGTGCCGGGCCGACAATGCCCGCCACGGCGAGGCCGCGCCGGTCTGGCCGGTCTGGCTGGTCGTCACCGCGCTCTGGCCGATGCTGGAGGCGCAGCGCGGCGTGCTTTGGGCGCTGACCCTGTGGGACGCCGCCGCTGCTGGCCGGGCCGACAATCGGGGGGCGCGCCGTGGCTGACGATCACCGCCCGAATCCATTTTTTGCGACCCCTGAGGAATGGAGCGACTGGCTGCAAAACAAGAAGACGATGCCGCTGTGCCTCGGCTTTCAGGACCTATTCATTGGCGGGGTCCGCTTTCTTTTCGTCGGCCCAGACCTCGACGGCACCCTCGAATTTGACGGGCCACCTGTGCGCACGGCTCGCCGGGAGCGCGGCGAATGAACCGCCCCCGGATGATCACCGGCGCGCATGACGCGGCGACCAGGGGCGAGGCGGAACTCTACGAGACGCCGCCCGGCGCGGTGCGGGCGCTGCTGGCGGCGGAGCCCTTCTTCTCCCGGCCGCAGCGCCTGCTCGAGCCCGCCTGCGGGCCGGGCCAGCTGGTCGCGGCGCTGCAGGCGGCCGGCCATGACGTGACCGCCGCCGACAAGTTCGATTATGAGGCGCGCTGGAAAGGCGCCGCCGACACGATCCGCACCTGGGGCCGGGACTTTCTCGCCTCGCCGCCGGACACCAGCTGCCGCGCCGTGGTGATGAACCCGCCCTATTCGAAGGCCGACGCTTTCATCGTGACCGCGCTCACCTGCGCGCCGCGCGTCTATGCGCTTCTCGAACTCGGCTGGCTGCAGGGCGAAGGCGCCTCGCGCTGCGCGCTGACGGAAGGGCCCCTGATCCGGGTGCACGCCTTCCGGGGCCGTCTCGACATGCACCGCGACGGCTTCCCGGAGGACCGGCAGAGCAGCTCGACGCGCAAGCATGCCTGGTTCGTGTTCGCCTCGCGGCGGGCGGAAGACGCCGCGCCGGTCGAGCTGCGCCGCATATCCGAAATCGGGGGAAACCATGGCTGAAGGCTCTTACGGCAACAGCGCCGAGCATTGCCCGCAGGATATCCGCTGGATGCACGGGCGTGACCCGGACCGGTTCTGGGCGATCACGCGGGCCCAGCCGGTGGCGAGCCTTGCCGCCTCCGGCGCGCTGTGGGGCTTCACCCGCTCGGTCGCGCCGCCGCCGCAGATGATCGGCAAGCGGCTGATCGTGACCGCCGGCGGCGGCCATCATCCGTTCAAGGAAGCGGCGGACAGCGGGCGCGCGGCGGTGCTGGCCTATTGCGGGGTTGAGGTGTCCCCGGCCGAGATCCCGGACGGGCGCGAGCGGCTGTTCCGCGAGGCGGTGCATTCGCTGCAGACCTCCGTTTCCGTGGGCGCGGTGCGCCTCGCCGCCGCGTTCCGGATCGCGCACGTCATCGACGGGCAGGTGTTTGCCGATCTGCGTCCGGGTACGGAATATTCCGGCCCGCGCGGCCTCGGCACCTGGCCGGAATTCGACAAGCGCTTCCTGCCGCAGGTCGAGGCGCTGGAGCGGGGCCGCTGGCTCTGGTGTTTCGATGCGGCGCATGAATTCTCGGCCGACCTGCGCGTGCCGGTGAAGGGCTTCGGCGGCCTCTGGGACTATGAGAAGGGCCTCGCCCTGAGGCAGGCCGCGCCATGAGCCATATCAACATTCCGGCGCCGCGCCTGCGCCGCCTGCTGCGCCTTCTCGACCTGCGCGCCGCCGGCAAGCGGCGGGCCGAGATCCGCCGGGCGGAGGGGATTACAGACCGCACGCTGGCGAGCGACTACCTGATCCTGGCAGCGCATTCGCGCGCCGAGCTGGAAGCCAAGCTGACGCGCTGGTCACCGCCGCCGAAACCGAAACGCTCACGCAGCGCCTGCGTCTACACGGTGGTGCGCGCCGGGCTGGTGCATGGCTGCGGGCGCGAATGCGAGGGCCAGTATTGCGACGAACACAGGCGGGCGACCCGGCCGGGGCCCGGCCAGTATGTGGCGATGAGCGCGCAGGTCTACCTGCGGGCAAGCGGAGGGAAGTGCAGATGAACCGTACACTGAGCAAGATCGAGGCGATCATCGAAGCGGAGGTCTGGAAACGAACAGCAGGGCGGATGGAACAGTTCGCCCAGCAGCTCCGCGCCCTCGCGGATGTCATGGACGGCACGGTGGTCAATGGCATGGCGCCAGTTAGCGAGGCGGCCGGCGGGCAGGTTGATCAGATGACGGACGGGATCGAGATCACGCCGCCCTCATCGTCTTTCGAGAAGGCGCAGGCCGATGGCAAAACGATCAGCCGGGCTCTTGTCGAAGTCACGCTCTCGCCGGATTCTCTGAAGTCCGTGGAGGATCACATCGATCGGGTGGTGGACGATATGATCATAACCGTGGCGAAGGCGCCGAAAGCCGAGGCGCCCGTCCTCCCGGCGGTGATTTCCGAGGCCGGCGAGATGGAGAAAGTTCCCGACGCCCGGCCCGCCTGGCTGGCACCGGCGCTGCAGGCCTGCCGGGCCGAAAAGGACAAGGCGGTGCTGCGCCTGCTGGCGCACAAAGGTGCGGTGACGCTGCAGCAGGTGATCTACCATTTTTCGCCGCCGATGAAGGAGACCTATGCGCTGAACGTGATCTCGGGTGTGCGGCGCCTGCTCAAGGCGGCCGGCTGGGATCTCGTGCGCGACGAGGACGGGCAATATACGGCGAGGCTTGCCGAATGACCGCGCCGTTCACGGACACTTTCGCGGCGCGCATGTCGGCCGCCAAACAGGCGCTCTGTTTCGGCGAGGTGGCGATGGCGCTGAACCTCAAGGGCTCCAGCCGCACCGGCTGGGACTGCCCGGCCTGCGGCTCGCGCGGCACGCTTAACGAGCGGCCGGACCGCAAGGGCGCGCGCTGCAGCCTGCCGGGTTGCAACAAGGGCTTCGATGCGCCCGGCCTGGTGATCACCGCAAGGGGCGTCTCGGCGCCGACCGCGCTGGCCTTCCTCGAGCGCGTGATCGCCGAGCGGGAGGCCAAGGGCAACGCGAAGGCGCCGGGATTGTTTGACCAGGGAGAGGCGTGATGGCCAAAGGGAAGAAACCGTCCGGCGACGGACTGATCGCCAAGGTGGACGCGGCGGAGTTCGCCAGGCGCCTCGGCTATATCAATGGCAGCCTGCCGCGCCGCAACCAGATACCGATCCTCAACTGCATCCTGCTGTCGGCCGAGGATGCGCGCGTCTCGCTGACCGCCACGAATCTCGACCAGCAGTCGGAAGCGGATGTGACCGCCGAAGTGACCGCCGCCGGGTCGGTCTGCGTCGAGGGCGCGCGTCTCGCCACTGTCGTCGCCCGGATGACCGGCGAGCTGCTGCTGACGCTCGATGAGGGCAAGCTGAAACTGACCGCCGGGCGCGCGCGGGCCGAGCTGCCGGTGTTGCCGGCGGGCGACTTCGCAAGCCTCAAGGGACCTGAGGGCGGCGAGACTTTCGAGATCGCCTCCGGCGTGCTCGGCGCCGGGTTCGGCTCGGTGATGCATGCGGCCTCGAATGAGGACACGCGCTATTACCTGCGCGGCGTGTTCGTCGAGCGCAAGTCCGCCGCGCTGATCTTCACGGCGACGGACGGGCACCGCCTGGCCTCGCTGGAGATCACCTCGGGCATTCCCGCAGAGGCCGACTTCGAGGCCTTCATCGTGCCGCGCGAAGTGCTGCGCGATTATTGCAAGTTCTGCGAGCGCGCCGACGGGCCGGTCGCCATGACGGTTTCGGACGGGCGGCTGCAATTGTCCGCTCACGGAGAAACCCATATCACCAAGCTGATCGACGGGACCTATCCCGCCTATGAGCGCGTCATTCCGAAACAATCCGGCGCGCGCATCTGCGTTCCGCTGAGCGAACTCAAGGCCGCTGTCGGCATTGCGATGACGGGCACGGAGGATCGCAGCCGCGCGGTCCGGTTCGCAGCCGAAGAGGGGCGCCTGCATTGCCTGAGCCGGCAGGAAGCGGCGCTCTCCGAGGCGGTGATCGAGGCGACCGATATCGAGCCCTGCGAGCCGTTCGGGCTCAACGCCAAATATGTCCTGGAGGCGCTGGAGGCGTGCCGGGGCGACAGCGTCGAGCTGGTGGTGGTCGATAGTGCCACGCCGGTCCGGTTCGAAACAGGCGACGCGCTGCGCCAGTGCATCATGACTTTGAGGGTTTAGAACATGGCCAGGATTGAACGGACATTTGCGGACATCCGCGCGCTGCTGAAACAGCACGGCGAGGCCTTGCCGGCCGGGACGCACGGGCAGCTGCTGTCGCTGATCGCGCGGGCGGAAAACGAGGCCGACAGCCTCGCCGACAGCGAAGGGGAGTCCGCATCCCGCGCCGCCCGCATTCTCTGCGACTGGTCGCGGCAGGAAGATCCGCGCGTCGTCCGCAAGGTCACCGAAGCGATCGGGGGGGGGCACGCTTCAGACCTCTCCCTGATCTTCATGTGAACTGAAGCACAGGGAGGGATTCATGGGATACGGTCACACGGGGCTGACGTTTCGCGCCTTGCGCGCGGCCATCCGTGAGCGGAAGATCGAGAAAGCGGACCGCGAGCAGCGCCAGATGATGCTGGATCTTTACATGGAGGTGCTGGGAGAATGAGCGGGCAGGTCTACTACTACGTTTCGAAGTATAATGACGAGGTGCCGCCGCACGAGCCGACGCTCGAAGCGGCGGCGAAATTCCTGCACACCGGCTGCGGCGAAGACGGCGACTTTTATGCCGATCAAGCGCCTCTGGCCAAGCCGGGCGACATCATCGAACTCAGCACCCTGGCGATCTTCTTCGATACGGAGGCGCGCCTGGTCGAAGACGGCGCAGGCGGCGAGGTCTGGACGTTCGCGCCCGCCATTCCGCCGGATGCGGACTTCGCCGCGATCCGCTTCTGCCGGGACGCCGGCTGGACGGGCGACGACATCTTCAATCCGCACGGCACCGATCGCGACATTGCCGAGATGATGGAGAGCCAGGACACCGATGGCGACACCGTCGAGCATATCGCCATCGGCCGGACGGGCACAGCGCGCGCGCGATATGACCTGATCGACGGCACGCCGGTGCTGACCTTGCTGGAAGACGGGGAGATCGTCGATGGCTGAGGAAACCCGCATCGAATGGGCCGATCACACGTTCAATCCGTGGATCGGGTGCACCAAAGTCTCGCCGGCGTGCGACAACTGCGATGCCGAGGCGCAGGCAAACCGGTACTGGAAGGATGAGGGCCTCTGGGCGGGCAACCGCAAGCGGACCTCCGAAAACAACTGGCGCAATCCGCTGAAATGGAACGGGCAGGCGGCCGCGTTCCGGGCGCAGCATGGCCGGCCGCCGATGGTGTTCTGCGCCTCGCTGGCGGACGTGTTCGACAACCAGGTGCCGGACGAATGGCGCCGCGATCTCTGGCGCCTCATTGAGCGGACGCCGGACCTGATCTGGCTGATCCTCACCAAGCGGCCGCAGAATATTGCGAAGATGCTGCCCGATCCATGGGGCGAGTTCTGCTATGGTAGCAAGTTCTGGCCGAACGTCTGGTTTGGCACGACGGTCGAGAACCAGGCGGAAGCCGATCGCCGGATCCCGCACTTGCTCGCCGTGCCGGCGGCGAAACGGTTCCTGAGCTGCGAGCCGCTCCTCGGGCCAATCGTGTTTGACAATGTCCCTGCGGACCCAGGAGGCACTGCCCGGCGGTTATTCGGGCCGCTTTCGGGCTACTGCCGCCGTCACTTTCCGCGAAAGCATTGCGGTTGTGAGCGTCAACAGGCGTCAATCGACTGGGTCATCGCAGGCGGCGAGAGCGGGCCCGCCGCACGGCCTTCGCACCCGGACTGGTTCCGGGGCCTGCGCGACCAGTGCGCGGCCGCCGGCGTGCCCTTCCTGTTCAAGCAATGGGGCGAGTGGGCGCCAGGCGAGAATTGCGGACATGCTCAAAGCCGAACCGAGCATGTCGCGACCTGGTGGAACCGAAGCTGGCAATTCGACTGCATCACGCCATCAGAAGGCGCGCAGATGACGGCTGCAGCCGAGCCTGACCTCTGGCGCGCCGGGAAGGCTCGCACTGGCCGCCTTCTCGACGGCATCATCCATGATGCGCGGCCGGAGGCGCCCTGATGGTCGCGATCAATTTCACCGTGTTCCAGGACAGGATCCTCGCCGGCGCCAAGCGTCAGACGATCCGCCGCACGGCGCGCTGCAGGCCCGGTGACCGGCTGCAGCTCTATACCGGGATGCGCACGAAACAGTGCCGCAAGCTGGGCGAGGCGGTCTGCACGCGGGTCGAGCATGTGATGATTCCGGTCGCGGCGCTGCGGCACGTCATTCTGGACAATCGCCGGGTTCTGCGCGGGCGCGCAGCGGCGCTGTTCGCCGAGGCCGACGGGTTCACTTCGCTAGAGGCCTTTTTTGCCTTCTTCCAGCTGCACTATGAGCTTCCCTTCGAGGGCGCGGTGATCAGCTGGAGTGACTTTCAGCCTGCGGAGCATCCGGACACATCCTGACGCCCGCCTGACCTGATTTCCCCCTTTTCGGCCTCGCGCTGCGAACCCGGTTCGCGGCGGACGCCCTTTCTTTGTCTTTTCGAGGTGTTCCCGCATGTCATTCGAACTTGGCGAGGCGCTCAGGCGCTGCGGCCTGGAAACGGGCGGGCGGCGGCACATCCTTGATGCGCTGGCCTGCTATACCGACGAGGAAACGGGCCTCGCGAGCGCGTCGCAGGTCACGCTGGCTGTGCATGCGGGCATGAGCGAGCGGCATGCCAAGCGGATCCTCGCCGAGCTGCTTTCGGATGACAGCCTCGCCGGCCTGGTGCGCCTTGTGCGCCCGGCGGCGGGACGGGGCCGTGTGGCGGTCTACCAGCTGATGATCGGCCGTATCGAACCGCTGGCGGCCGCGATCAAGGCCTCGCAGCGCGTGGCGCGCGCCGGCGTCGCCATGGCGCTGCTGGACGCCGGGCTTTGCGGAAAACCTCTGTCCCCGGACAATATGCGCGCCGTTTTCACGCTTCTGGCGCGCCTGATGCGCCTCGAGGGCCATCCGCCGGCGGCGCTCGCGGTGGAGGCGCAGGCGGCGCTGTTCGAGGCCTTCCTGGCGAGCGAAACGCCGGTACGCCGCCCGGACGGGTCGGCGCCCGAAATCGAGGCGCCGCAGTTCGATTTCGGGGCCGGATTCGAGGTTTCCGCGCCTGTGGAAAAGCCGCCTTCGCCCTGTGGAGAAAACCCGGAAAAGGGGGACAATCTGTCCGGAAAGGGGGACAATCTGTCATCGGCGCATATAAGGAATCTTTCCCCTCAGGGATATACTCCCTTGGCGCGTGGCGCACGCGAGCCCTGTGAAATTCCGGTCACCGAGCCCGTCCTTGGGCAGGCCGTGATCGCCCGCGAATTCTTCCTCGATCCGGCGGGCATGATCGGCCACGTCACCGCCTGCCGGGAGGACCGAAGGGCTTTCGGGGAGGCATTTGCCGGACGGCTCGGCAGGATCGATGCCCATGGCGTGCTGACGATCGTCTGCAGCGACGGGGCCGAAGCGGAGGCGCTGTCAGGCCGCTGGCTGGAGCCGCTGGTCGGCTATGCGCGCGATATCGGGCTTTCGGGTGTGGTGTTTGCGGCAAGGGCCGGAACACGGGAAAGGCCGCCGCCCTAGCGGCCTGCCAGCAGGATTTTGCCCCCGCTCCACGCCCTTCGAATCACCGGAAACTCACACCATGCCCCGTGCCCGCCGCCGCCCCACACTCGCCGCCCCGCTTGGCCCTGAAGGCCGCAAACGCCTTGCCGAGAAGATCGCGGGCATCCACGAACGCGGCGACGCCGCACGGGCCAAACTGGCCGCCGCAACCGGCAGGCCGGAAGGCCGGGCGGACACGGGCCGCATCGTCCGCACCCTGACGAAGCCGGACCCGCTGGAGCGCAGCATCGCCAGGGCCGAGGCGAACGCCGTGCACCTCGCCAATCTCGGCAACCGGGCGGACGCCGCCCGGGCCGAACGCACGGCAACCGGCCTCAAGACGAAGCTCGCCAAGCGCCAGCGGGCGCAGGCTTTCCAGCGCGAGCAGGAAGCGGGCCGGGCCTCGCGGCTCGACCGGTTCGCGCTGCTGGTGAAGCGCTCCGAGGTGCTGACCGAGGCGCATTATGCGATCGCTGATCGCTGGCTGGCGGCGCTGGATGCGGCGGCAGACGGCGAGATGGCACGGCCTGCCGCGCCGGCCGGTGAGCCGGATGAGCCGGAAGGCGTCCTGCCGCCGCCATCCGGCCCGGCGATCTTCCTGTCCGGCGCGTCCGTGCTGGACCGCTGGACCAAGGCTGTGCCGGTCGAGGCGGTGGCCAGCGGGCGGCGCAAGAAGCCGGAGACCTTCGATCCGAAGCGGGTCAAGGCGGCGCGCCGGGCGCCCCAGCAAGGCCCCGTCCATGGTGTGCAGGTGGTGGCCCATGACCGGCGGTGCCGGGCAGAGAAGATCACCCAGGTGTTCGTGTCCGGTGTGACCTGGTCCGGTCATCCGGAGTGGTGCGCCGCGGTGGCGATTCGGGTGATTCTGCAAAACCAGACTTTGACACATGCTTTTGAGGCCCTCGGCATCACCTATGGTGAGAAAAATCTTCATGAGGCTCAAACTGCGATGGCGTCTGGGCTGGCAGCCATATCGCCCCTTGTGAATAAGTCCGTGTTCTGAAGGCTGGTGTTGACTCTCGCATTGAGATCGACTTTCGATCGATCAACTCCAAAAGCTGTGACCGGCCCCCGCCGATCCTGTTTCGGGGTTTCTCCAGCAACAGCCACCTCCTTCCTGCCGGGCCGGTTTGCGGTCTCGTATTCAACCCTGCACCGGTCCGGTCCTAGAGCGGATGTAACGGTGCCGGGTAGGCCTCAGGCCGGTCCGGCAGGTTCCTTTCAAGAGGTGCGGTGATGGCCAACATGCCGCCGAAAGTCGGCCGTGTACGGATTGAAGGCGCACAGCGGCTTGATCCGGCAGACTACGGCGAGGCAGCGGTCGATTATGAAACCGTCCGGGGATCGTCCGCCAGCCGAGGATATGGCGGGCGCTGGCGCAAGGCGCGCGAAACGGTGCTGCGCCGGGAGCCTTTGTGCCGTCCATCGCAGCTGCTGCTCGGCAAGGATGTCGCGGCCGATGTGCTCGATCACTGGTATCCGCATTGCGGGCTGAGCTGGCTGTTCTGGACGCAGGGCCTCTGGGTGCCGATGTCGAAGGGCTGGCATGACGGGCCGAAGCAGGAAATCGAGGCGCGCGGCGAGCCGGCGCTGGACCGTTTCGCAGCCGATTTGCGCGTTCCGATCCTCTCCGGCCTCGAACCACGCCGCATCTGGGAGTGGCGAGGCGCTTTCGCCGCCCGCGAACACCGCCCCATGGGGGGTATCTGAAACCTGGGGCCCCTCCTGCGGAGACCGGCGGATCAGTCAATTTTTGCGCGTTGGGGTTTTTGGGGCGGATTTTTTTTTGAGGGTGCCATGGATCAGGAAGAGGCTGACGGCCTGAAGGCTGGCGCTGAGATCGATGAAGCGGTGCCGCACCGGCTCGATGAGTATGGCCGCGAGGTCTGGCTGCGCGTGGTACCGGACCTGAAACGGGCCGGGCGCGTCAAGGCGACGGACCTGGAGGCGATCACCCGGTACTGCGACATGGTCGGCAGCTACTGGAAGATGAGCAAGCAGATCGCCGAGGAAGGCTCGACGATGCTGGTGCCGACCGTGGCCAAGGACGACAAGGGCGAGGGCGCGATGTGGCGCCGTCACCCGCTGCTGTCGGAGCGCCGGGCGATGGCCAAGGCGCTGGAAGGGATCGAGGACCGGTTCGGCATGTCGCCGCGCGCCCGCGCCGACCTGGTCAACCGCCAGCTCGGCCGCACGCCGATCGAACCGGGCGAGCTGCCGCTGGAAGGCGGCGGCATGGCAGGCGGCGATGGCGAAGGCCTCGACCCTGCCGCCTTCAACTAGGCGCTTCACGCTTGCCGGACCGGGTGATCCGCAAGCCCGCGCCTTCGCCGAAAGGGTCGCCGAGCGGCGGCGGCTGAACGCTGTCCCGCGCCTCTGGGGCTACCGCGACGCGCGCGGCACGCTCTGGATGTTCGACCCTTACGAGGGCGAGCGGGTTGTCCGCTGGATCGAGACCTTCTGCCGCCATCGCAAGGGCGAGTGGGCGGGCAAGCCCTTCCGGCTGGCGCCCTGGCAGAAGCGGATCGTCCGGCAGCTGTTCGGATGGTTCGGCCTCGACGGCCACCGCAAGCACCGCGAAGCCTGGCTGGAGATCCCGCGCAAGAACGGCAAGTCAACCCTCGCCTCCGCGATCGCGGCCTACCTGGCGATCGGTGACCACGAACCGGCGGCCGAAGTCTACATCATCGCGACCAGCCAGAAGCAGGCGATCGATCTCGTCTACAACGACACGAAGGCGATGATCGAAGGCTCGCCGGCCCTGTCGGCGCAGGTCGAGACCGCCAAGAAAGGCGCCTATCACGCGGCCTCCGACAGCCGGATCCAGACGCTCGGCAAGGGCAGCCAGCACGGCTACAACCCGCACGGCGTCATCGGCGACGAGGTCCACGAATGGAAGGGCCGCGAACAGTACGAAGCGATGACGACGGCGCAGGGCACGCGCCGCCAGCCGCTGCAACTGTTCATCACGACGGCCGGGCATGACCGCGCCAGCCTCTGCGGCGAGCTGCACGATGTCGCTCTGCAGGTGCAGCAGGGCCTGATCTACCGCCCGGACCTCTACGTCCGGATCTTCGCCGCCGGGGCGAATGACGACTGGAAGGACGAGGCGACCTGGCACAAGGCCAATCCGGGCCTGCGCTACGGGGCGCCGAAGATCGCCGCGCTGCGCGAGGCCTTCATCAAGGCCGAACAATCGAAGGCCGACGAGAACAGTTTCAAGCGCCTCCACCTCAATCTGTGGACGGACAGCCAGACCGCCTGGATCCGGCGCGCCGACTGGGACGCCTGCGCCCGCCAGATCGACTGGGGCAAGCTGGCCGGGGCGCGCTGCCTCGCCGGTCTCGACCTCGCCAAGGTGCATGATCTCTCGGCGCTCGTGCTGCTGTTCACGCCGGACAACCTGCTGTTTCCCGGCAAGTGGATTCTTGCCGCGAAGTTCTGGTGCCCGGAAGACAATATCCGCGAGCGCGCGAAGACGGACGGGGTCAATTACCAGGCCTGGTGCGACATGGGCCTGCTGACGGCGACGCCCGGCAACGCGACCGACTTCGACATCATCGAGCGCGACATCCTCGCGCTGTCCAGGGTGTTCCGCATGGAAGGCCTCGGCTTCGACCCCTGGCTCGCGCAGCAGCTGATCCAGCATCTGATCGATGCCGGCATTCCCTGCCACGAAGTGCGCCAGGGCTTCATCACACTGGGCCCGCCAACGGCCGCATTTGAACGAATGGTTCTCGCTGGCGAGATCGTTCACGGAGGGCATGCCATCATGAACTGGAACGTCGCCAACGTGCAGGTCGATACCGATGCGGCGGGCAATATCAAGCCCAACAAGGCCAAGTCGAAGCGCAAGATCGATGGCGTGACGGCGGCGGTCAACGCGACGGCCCTCGGCCTGACGGTGAAGCTGGCGCCTGACCTGCGCGGGTTCCTGTCGGCGCCTGTGATGTCCGTCAACTGATGGCGATCGGGGGCATGTTCCGGAACATTCGCGGCTGGTTTTCGCGCGGGCGGGGCCTGTTCGTGTCCGGCGAATCGGACGCCGGCGAGGCGGTGACCTATGACCGTGTGCTGGCGCTCGGCACGGCCTTTGCCTGTGTGCGCAAGCTGGCGGAGAGCGGCAGTTGCCTGCCCTTCATGATGTATACAGTGGAGCCCGGCGGCGTATCTCGGCCTGACCCCGATCATCCGCTGTCTGAGCTTCTCGGCGACCAGCCGAATGCCGACCAGCCCGCCCAGCAGTTCTGGGAGATGGTCTATGTCCAGCTCTCGCTGCTCGGCAATCACTACTCTCTGATCCACCGCCTGGCGGGAAGGGTCATCGCGCTGGAACCGCTACCGCCGCACCCGGAAACCTATTGCCGGCGCAATGCCAGCGGCGCCCGCGAGTTTGTCGTCGGCACCGGACCGCG